AGGGTTAACAAGTTGGTTTGTTAACCTTTCTATCAAAGAAATACGTCTATCTGATGCAATAACATCTACAACAGTGGCAGCACCAGCTCAAGAAGTTTCTGATATTACTTCTGAAAGTGTTAATGAGGGTAGTGCTACAACTAGAGCTAAAAAGCTTTCTGAAACTATTGGTACTGGTGCTTTAGATAATATTATAGGTGGAGGATAATATGGCTATCCAGATAAACACCCCAGATACAGCATCCTCTGAACAATTGGTCACACTTAATAGAAAATCTTACAGAGTTAAAAATAACTACAACTCTAGATTTGATACTTGGTCAATAACAGTGTTAGATACTTCTGGTAATATTGTTATTGCAGGTGAAAAGATTCTTCCATTTAAAGATATTCTTACTCGTTACGATAAAGATAATATCTTAGGTGGTATCTTATTTGTATCAAGTACAGATGAGACTAGGGTAAGCAGAGATAATTACGGTTTAGATAAAACACACACACTAACATTTGCAACATTCGAGGAGGTGGAGGCTCTGACTAATGTATAATTTTTTACATAAATACAAATTAACAATAAGCAGACCACCACAAATCAACGAAAATCCAGAAACAATCACTCCTGAAGATGGAAGTGTTCAAGTGGTAGATAAAGAGGGCGATTATCGTACAGTAGATAGTTTAGAAGCTATTGAGATAACAGACTTAGCCTTTAAAGGTAACTTTAATGCAAGTAATACGAAGAATTCTAAGTCTGCTTTTTCTTTCACTTTAAAAGGATTTAGACCTCAAACAGAGAGTTTTGTAGAGAAGAACTCGATAGTGATCCTTGAAGTAGGTTATGAGAATAGCGTACTAAGTGTTATCTTTGTAGGACAAGTCTATGACAAGGAAGTAGATAACTCTCAAGAAGTACCTGTTATGAAAGTAATGTGTACAGAAGGTTATACGCCATCTAACAGTGTTAAAGTTACCAAAGAGTTCCCTGCTGCAACTGAGGGTTCACCTGCGGTAACTTATCAAGATATCTTACTCTATTTATCAGGATTGTACAGTGACAATGGTATACCTATAGGAAGGGAGATAGACTTATTAACTAACAAAGTTGGTCAAGGTATGACTCTTGGTGTAGATGAAATCGAACTGGTTGATGGGTATACAATACAATCATCTTACTTAGACTCAGCGCTATCCAAGGTCTGTAAAGAAGTAGGATTTACATATTACTTTAACAAAGGACGTTTGTACATAGAACCTCAGAACTATCAATCAGATTTGGTAGAACAGTTCACAATAACTCCTCAACAGGTATTATCCATCAATAAGATTATACCAAAAGGAACTTTAAACTCAAAAGATACACAGGAAGCGAGTGCTGGTTATAGGTTAAAGATATTCTTAGACGGAAGACTGGATGTAGGAGATTTAATCGACTTACGATTAGATGATGTAAACGGCACTTTCAAAGTAAAAAGTTTGGAATTTGATATGGATTATGAGGGTGATTCTTGGTATACAATAGCGGAGATTCAAAATGTCTAAAGATGCTGCTGCAATTGACGAGTTTGTTGATTGTAAAATAGATGAGGAACTGTCTACACTATACACATCATTTCCTGCTACAGTAATTGAGTATGCAGATCAATTGGCTAAAGTAAAGCCTGTTATGAATGGTTTGTTTGCAGATGGAGATGTTGTAGAGTTTGCCCCTTTAAGTAATGTTCCTGTAATATTTCCTTCTGGCGGTGGAGCTATCATGAGCTTCCCCATCAAAGTAGGTGATCCCGTTTGGATACAATGTAGTTCTGCAAGTTTTAATAAGTTCAAGGAAAGTTACCAAACAAACGCTTCTGACGACATGAGGCGTAGGCATAGTATTAATGATGCTGTAGCTTTTCCTTGTATTTATCCTAAGGATATTCGTCTTGGGGTTAATAATGAAAATGTTGAAATCATTTTTAACAGTTTGAATGAAGATAGAAGTATAAACGAATTTCTTTCAGGGATCAAGATGCTTCCAGATGGAAGTTTAAATATAACAACAAAAAATGCACACAATATTGAGTTAAGAGAAGATAAAAGTTTCGTAATAGAAAACACTGAAACAAAGACAAAGTGGGAAGCTAGGGATGATAAAAGCTTCATCTTAGAAAATACGGAATCAGGGGCATCCTTTGAAGCCTTGGATAATGGAAATTTAGAGATCACAACAGTAAATACTGTAAAGATACAAAATAGTAATGAAGAGTTGGTAAACCTTACCAGTGAGCTTATGCAATTACTGATAGACGCACTGGTTAACACTAGTATAGGACCACAACCTTTAACAAACAAAGCTCAAATAATAGCTCTTAAATCAAGATTAGATACACTAAAAGGATAAATATTATGTCTTTGTCAGCAACAAGTTTAAAAGATAAAATGAAATCCAATATGGATGCTATTTATAATAGTTATCTGAACGGTGAAAAATCAAACGATGATGCTTTAGTAGCTCTAGCTCAAGCTATTATAGATGAAATAACCGAAAATGCAATAGTTAAAGTGACTAAAGGTGACTCTGCTGGTACTTATAAGGTAGAATAAAATGTTTGATTTTTTATATTTAAATGGTACACCAAACAATGACATAGTTGTTTCTGATTCAGGAGATATAGTGTTAGCAACTACTAAAAAAGATTTAGCTAGGCAGTGGGTACAAGTAAGATTAAAGACGTTATTAGGTAGTTGGTTCTTAGATACAACACAAGGTATTGATTGGATAGATTTACTTTCCAGAAGAAATACTAGAGTAGAGATAGATAGTATAGTCAAGAAGACAATAATTGAAACACAATATATTTCAGAAATAACCTCTTTTAGTGGAGAAATAAATAACTTTACTAGGAAATATGCAATAAGTTTCACAGTAACAGTCGAGGACGGTGAAATACTAACAATAGATAATTTGGAGATATGATATGAGTTTAACACCAGACGGACTAGTGATTAAACGTTTTACAGAAATAGTTAGTGATATACAAACAAGATTGAATGACACAAACACTAATATTCTGATCACAGATGAATCAAATAAAACAGCAAATAATGTTTCCAATGCTATCATTTTATCACTGGCTGAGATTTATGAGTTTGCTGAAGAAGTTTACAACTCTTTTGATGTTCGTAGTGCGGAAGGTGTTTCTCTTGATAGGTTAGTGATTTTTAAAAACATTAAAAGAGAGAGTGCAGAATTTTCAACAGGTTTGGTAGAGTTTTTCGCTAATAAGAGTGTTAAGCTTACAAACAATGTTATAGCAAGAGATACACGGGGTAGAAACTTAATATGTGTTGAGAACAGAGAGATTGGAACAGGTATTTTCAGAAGTATTAATTTATCTTACAATTCTTCTGACCTTGCTATAGACAATCGCACTTACTTCCTTCTTTTAAACAATATTGAGTATACTTATATAGCCTCTTCGGGAGATACCTTAGAAGTAGTTTGTGACAACTTAGCAACACAAATAAACAATGATAGTGATTATAATGCTACAAATACTAATGGTTTACTAAGTGTTTCCAGAGTGAATGTATTAAACTTCACGGCAGTTCTAGATGACATATTCACACTCGATAGTTATTCATCTCTTGTACTGTTCAGGTCTGAGACACAAGAACCATTACAGTTTCCAGAAAACACAGTCACAACTTTAGTTACAACATTATCAGGTGTTACATCTATTAACAATCCTCGTAATTTTGATCAGGGTCGTTTAGAAGAAACAGATGAAGAATTAAGAGAAAGATTCCTAAACACAACTGGTGCTGTTTCAAAAGCAACAGTGGATAGTATTATCAAAGGTGTAAGCCAAGTTGACGGTGTGGATGATGTATCTCTTTTAAACAATATTGAAGATGCTGTTTCACCAGAAGGTCTTCCTCCTAAGAGTTTTGAAGTTATCGTTCAAGGTGGCGAGGATCAGGATATTGCAGATGCTATATTAGCTTTCGCTCCTGCTGGAATTGAAAGTTTTGGTAACGTATCTACTACAGCTATAGACAGTCAAGGTACAATACAACCTATCTCGTTTACAAGACCAGAGAACCTATATATCTTCGTCAATGTTGTATTTGAAAAGTACGAAGAATTCAATAATTTCCCTGTTGACGGTATTGAACTTATTAAAGAAGCTTTGGTTAATAACGGACAAAACTTCAAGCCAAATCTTGATGTTATACCTTCTAGACTAAATAGTCCTATATACGCCAATGTCCAAGGAGTAGGCGATATACTTATAACATGTGGTTCTTCTAAAGATGCTTCTGCTAGTTCTCCAGATTCAGGGTTTTCCTCAAACACGCTACCTGTCGAGTTGAGAGATATAGCTATTTTTGAAGCTGGTAGAATAACTGTAACAGAGGGTAATGTACCATGATAAATCACTCTGAAAAGTTATCCTTATTTGTTGAAGAGTTCTCTACTGCAACAGTAATGAAAGATTATACAAACTCCTTTCTAGATGAGTCTAACGAATTAGAGAACATCTTTCAAGACCTTCTCGATGACAGGTCAGTAGATACTGCTGTAGGTGTCCAACTAGATCAGGTAGGTTTACTGGTAGGGGAATTACGCAATAGAAGAGATGATGAAGAATTTAGAAATGCAATAAAACTTAAGATTGCTGTAAATACTTCGAGTGGGACTGTAGAGGATATTATAAGAGTAATAAAACTTTTGTTTGGAGAAGAAACGGGATCTACAGTTTTAAGGACAGGAAAGGCTTTACTAACAATTTTTATAGACGAAGATAAACCTACTGATGACATTATACCTTTTCTTCAACAAGTTTTAGCTGCGGGTGTGAAAATAGATTCAGTTATATATCCCTCAGATAGACTTCCGTGGATTGCAACAGAAAGGGGCGGTGTTACACAAGATACTGGTGTTTTACCAGAAAGGGGAGATTTATCTCCTACTGTAAGAGTACTTTCTGAAAGAATTGAGTAATAGGATTAAAAATGGCAACTAAACCAACAACAAGCACTGAATGGGCTTTACAATTAACAACAGATGGTGGTAGCGGAAACCCTAACAAACAAATACCAACTACAAC